TCTTCTGGTCCGCCTCCAAGGTCACCACCAAGGTCTCCACCCTCGCCGCCAAGATCAAGATCGCCGCCAAGATCACCACCAAGGTCACCACCAAGATCGCCACCAAGCCCGCCACCGGTTTCTCCGGCAGCTGCGGCTTCAGCAACTGCCTGTAGCGCAGCGTCCTGTTTGCGGTCAAAGTACATTTCTCTCTGATTTCGCACAAAATCTTCATGAGACATTGCAAAGATGTGTTCGGATACCCACCTACGTGAGAAGAACCCTTCGGTGGCGGAACCTGCAATATCGAATTTCTGCTTCCAGTGTTCGAGTTCCTGAAGCTCCGCAATTTTCGAGGGATTGTTTAACGTCAGTTCAAACGCCAATAAGTCATCTCCGCGGAAACCAAGAGTATAAAGATGGATAATACCGATTTTAGTTAACTCAGCAATGATTACACGCTGGAGCCTTTGAATGGTCCGAGCGAACCTAATATCTTTCTGGGCTAATGTTGTTTTGTCTTCGGCGGCACCCTCACCCATAGCAAGATATGCTTGGGGTATCTTGAGTGCTGAAAACAACTTGTCGCGGAGATATTTAATATCATCAATCTGCGTCGTGTTTGTGCCACCGGCTAAGTTTGTAATTTCTGTGGCAGAGCCCGGGCGCACAGGAATGAAGTAATCTTCTTCGATACTCATTGGGTTATAGCGTAAGTCTACACGTCCAGTTTTCTGGTCGGCTACTGAGTGCCTTTTTAGCTGTGTTACAATTTTTTCCATAAACTGTTCGACTTCATTGGGTGGTACTGCGCCAACATCAATTTTAAATACCCTACGCTCAGAAGAACGAACAACTCGATAAGCCATCATCGCATCTTCCATAAGCACCAATTGGCGCCAAATGCGGCGCGCTGGCTCAAGAATGGAAGTACCGTACGGGGCGTATTTGTCATTACCTAAAATACGGAAATGTGCAACTTGCCAATTTTCAAAAGTCATGCCGGCGGAATTCCACTGATATTGGACGTAATTTGGGTTGGTTGAGTCCATGCCCTCTAACCTTTCAACTTCAGATGAAGGAAGAGCGATACAGGATGTTACTCCGTATTTATCATCAATGTCTAGATACAGAAAAAAGTCTCCGTACTTGCACATGGTACGAGCCCAGCCAAATAAGTTATATTCAATGTTTAAAATATTAGAATAAAGTATCTTAAGTACTGCTCGTATTTCTTCATTTGGGCATTTGATGTTTAACATCGGACGAAGAGCGGAATGAGTTGTCATCTCATCTGCGTAGATATCCATGGTCGATGCAATTTCTGGCATATACTCCATTTGATCGAAGTCGATATATCGCTCTGAGCGTCTTTGATTACCAATAGCATTTGCAGCAATCGTATCTAAAGGATTGTAAAGGGCTTTCTTGAACTGTTGTCCGGACGCAGACTTGAATCTAGAAGAAAATTTATCAAGATGCTGGCGCCTAATGCGGCGACCGGTCTGAGACCTGTAATTAACAATCGGTCCAGAAAAGAGCCTTGTTAATCTCTTGAAAAGCTCTGACTGCTCATTCGCTGGGTTTTTACCGAGGGGTCTATTTCTTTTGTTGTCTGCCATTTAATTTCTCACTTAATAATCCATTTGTGTTGATTATACAAATCTTCGAACTCTTTCATTTTATCAAATGTTGAGTCATTTTTGTAGCCATGCTGTCCTTTAATTTGTGTATTCATAGTAGTTTTAGTTGTTATAATAGAACTTAAAAATGCTTTCTGGTAATTTAGATCCCGGGCGCTCGTTTGTATGGCTGTATCTCTAACCCAGCATGCAATAGCAAGAGCCATGATAAGGTCATCGTGGTATCCCTTCATCGCCTGTGGCTTTCCGTTCCTCCAAATAAATGTTTTCATCTCGTTAATTGTACGAGAAGAATATATGGTAATTAGTTTGTTTCTAATAAACTCCTCTAATTTCGCGACTATCAAGGGGCGCGTCTTCATCGAAGTAGTGAACCCTGCGATTGCAGAGTTTCTGTATTCCGCTTGGTGCTGCTCTATATATTCGTGTGTAGATTTAACCGAGTAATACAAATTTGGGTACTCATGTTCAACGAGTTTGTCGAGAACCGTGTAACCGATGTTGTTGTTCTCTACCACAAGCATCGCATTTCCAAATTCTCTCCCTACTTGGTTCAAGAAATTTGCATACATATCTGGCGTTGGCTTGCCCTGATATTCGCCTATCACTTGGAGGGTCTCTAACTTGACCATATGTAAGGTCGAGTAATCTGCTCCATCGCCTCTAGAGACATCAGCTACAGCAAGATAGTTGCATGACGGATCATAGTCTTCCCAGATCCAAAAATTTCTGTCAAAGCCCGTTCTATGTTTTGGTTCTCTTACATTCTCAAGAAGCCAGTTCATACACCCTGAATCTATAACTGTTTCTCCAGATGTGTTGAAGTTACACTCAAGCTCTTGTGCGATCTGTCTTTTCGACATATTCTTGGTTTCTTTTTTGTACCAAGATTTATCTCTATCTGGGTGTACGTCCCACATAAGAGTGGTTAAATTAAAGTTGTTGGCTGCAGCTGCTGCATCTGTGCATGTTTTATGAAACCAGTTTCCGACACCATTTGGAGTGGACAAAGCGATGCATCGACCACCAGTGGACAGAGTAGGATATAGACCGGTCCAAAGTTCTTCTAAGCCCTCAATATGTGCGGCCTCATCGAGAACTAACAAAGACAATGCTTCTGAACGACCTGCATCACCAGATGTCGAGGCGGCTTTAATTGATGAACCGTTGGAAAGCTCGAAAGACGTCCTGTTGTCTACCGAGATTTGTGCAATCTTCACCCACTCCGGTAGGTTTCTCATAATGTTCTTGACTTTCTTGACCAAGTTTCCTGCCGTTGCAAATTTGGTAGCCATAACAAGAATCGCTTTATCTCGATGAAAAAGCATCATCCAGGTAATGTAGCCGGCAGTGATGGTCGATATACCAAGCTGTCGCGCTTTTAAAATAACATTAAAGCGATAATCATTAAAATCTTGTAAAAGGTCGTCTTGGAAATCATAGGTATTAAAAAGGATTAGCCCGTGCATCGGGTGAGATATACGGGCGTAGTTTTTAAGAAAGTAAGCCGGGTCTTTGCCGCACTTAAGTATTTCTTTAACTTGTTGTTTTTTATCTAATTGGAAACTCATACATCTTTCAATGCTGCTATTACTTCTTCGCGGTTGACAAGGTCACCTTCGCCATCTAAAACCAGAAATTCTTCGACACCATCTTTGTGAGCCATATCGATTAATTCCGCGTCAGACATCTGTTCTATGTCCTCATGCGACATGGAATACTCAAGCTCCTCTTTAATGATTTGCCTCAGTCGAGCCTTGGTGATCTTCATTTTACGATTCCTTCTTTCGGGTATCGTTCTCCGGGCGTGTTCCGCCTTTGCCATTCCAGCCGCCTTGGTTAACAAAAGCTTCCCANTTGGCTTCTGGCTTAGTGTCNGCTTCAGCTGCAACTGCCATATCTTCACTGAGTCCNCCGACCTTGTAGTGCATTTTTGCAGTGACCCAAGAACGTACTCGGGAGGAGTTTTCAACGCGGACATCTACCTCGCCTTCGGTAGTCAATGAAATAGAATTTCCAGTAATCTTTTTGTACTCTTTCTGAAGAAACTTGACTATTTCGGCTAATTGGCTTTCAACGTCTGATTCAAATCCGTTAGCATATACTTCTTTAATTTGTACTTCTGCCATATAAGACAAACACATCATGTTGCCATAGAAACCAACGTTAAATCCATCCATAACTCGCTTATCAAGAATAGGATTGCCTTCTTCTCTTTTGAGTCCAGCCAAAAGTGGCTCGCCATTTTCGTCCAATGCTCCATCGTATGCATTGGCTGCGGCTTGTGAAAGCCCTTGTACTATTTCATAAACTGTTGCCATTATTTGGTCTCCATCCTTTTAGCCATCTTTCTTCTCTATCCTCGACATATTTTATGTAACAAGAGTTGCAACATTCAAATTTGACGAGGCAGACATCATCCAGTGTTTTCTTTGGGAAAGACCCGCAGACAGGACAATTATTTAGAGATTCTCTATTAAGTAGTTTTTTTGATATCTTTATACCATTAACTTCCACTTTTTCTTGACCAAATGCATTCTTATGCAGTGATTGATAGAACTCCTTCATTTGGTTTAGGTATTCTTTTTCTTTCTCTTCGTTCCAGGCAGCCTTCGGATTTGCAATTGCTTCGGCGCCAAACTTTTCTTTTATAGCTTTCTCAAAAGCTGCAATTTTATCAAAGTTATCTTTACTCATTAAACACCCGATACGCACCATAAGATAAGGCCATGCCGCTAGCGACTCCGATGGCTACCCACAAGACTGGGCTTCG